TGGAGAAGCTATAGACAATATGCCCCTATTAGAAGCATTTCCTGATGGAAATCAAATGATGAAATATAAATTAGCTACTCTACCAAGAGGAACAGCAGTTTTACCTGTACTGGATTTAGGATATGCATCTATAAGTTTAAAACAAGGAGCTTCAATTTCAATTACCCCACAAACATTAAACTATTTAGGTAATGCAACCACATTTGAAACCTCAGGTTATACTGCTACCATATCAGATGTTAGAACTTTATCTACTTTTAATGGTGTAGGGATCCAAAGCACAGCAGCTCAAGATCAAAACTCTACTTCAACAACAACATTAGGAACAAATGTTTCATCAACAGTAATAGGATCACAAATTAATTTAAGAGCAACAACAATAAACACATTATTTGGTTCTAATACTCAATTAAATACTACAATAACTGTAGTAGGTTTAGATAGTGGAGCTAGATTAACAATACCTGTTACAATTACTCAAACAACACAAAATTAATTAAAAAATGGGATTTAAAAGATTAGACGCTCAAGATTTTGTAGTTAGTGCTGATGCAGTACAATCTACTGCATGGTCAACTGGTACACCAACTATAACATCATTTTTCACTTCACCTACTCAATTAGCAGGATCATCGGGTGATTATTATACTAGTGTATACCAAGTTAATCCAAGTACTGCAGGAGCAGCTGTACAATTTGATATAGCCTACGGTAATAGGTTAGGACTTGGGAGTAGTTATTTTAATGGTTCATTTCCCCAATTTACCCCATCTTCTACAACCTATGGCCAGTATAAAACTATGATATTAGAAGATGAAAATTCTAATTTTTCTTTTGGAGATGGACAAAATATTCTAACACCAGATGATTTTTGGGTAATATCAGTAGATAGAGCAAGATATAAAGAATCAATATTCCCAGGATCATTTAATTTAGCTTTATCTGGGTCTGGAGGGTTATTACAATTAACAGATAATTCTAAAGATGTTTCAATTCAAACTTTTTTAGGATCTTCTAGAGTATACCAAATAGTATCTGGATCTAATGGTTCTTCAATATCAGGAGGAGGATTTGTAACTAATTCAGGTTCATATGGTTTTTTATTCCCTGAATTAGGAACTATATTATTAAATCCAGATGCAATAAATCAATCAATAGGAGTAATACCAACTAGAACTTCAAACTTATCAAATGGAACTAATCAGAATAAACTATTTGATGCCATAAGTTTAGGAGGAGCTTTTACAGTAAATTCCCAAGAAACTATTACCTCAGATTATGTTTTTTGTAGAGCAAGAAATTCAGAATTTAATTACTCAGCAAACCCTTCATTTATAACAGGCTCAACTGGAGAAGTTGCATTTAATCAATTTATTAATAATCCTCAAGTCTATATGACTACAGTAGGAATGTATAATGATGCTAATGAATTAGTAGCTGTAGCAAAACTTTCTAGACCATTACTTAAAGACTTTACAAAAGAAACTTTAGTAAGAGTAAAATTAGATTTTTAGGATGAATGAGTATTTACAAGCCATTAACTACATCGGATGTTATAATAACTCCATTTAAAACAAACAAAACATTTTCTTTTAATGGTGGGGATTTTACTTCCTCTAATATAGGTATAGATAGATTTATAGGACAAAACATTCCTTTTATATCTGGATCTAATACAACAGGCTATATTTCAACCCAATATAAATCATTAATTTACAGTTCTGTAAAACAACTTTATTATTCTAATTATTTAAGGGGTGAAGATGGTTCTCCTGCTATTCTGCCAATTTTTAATACTGATGGTACTATAACGGCTGAAGGAAGTGCTAATCAACCTATGTTTGATAATTACTTATCAAACACATTAGAAGCAAGTAGATTATTCCCAACAGCATCTAATGATGAAATAGGAGTTATAGCTATACCTTCTAATTTATTTGGAGAATATATTAAACCTGGAACATTTAGATTTGAATATAGCGGTACTCTAACAGGGACTATAACAGATGATGGTAATGGAGGTTTATTCCAAGATGGAGCTAAAATTGGAGATATAATATATCAACATGGTATGGCTATCATTACATCAGCAGGTTCTTCAATTACAGGAAGTGTTTATGGTACAGCTTTATATGGCACTGGGGTATATAGTAATGCAAATTCTAGTGAATTAAATTATTTATTAACCACAGGAAATGTTACTTGTTCATTTCAAAGTACAATGACTATACATGAATCCCAATATAAATGTACTTTTTCTCCAAACGAATACACATACACACAAAACCCATCTGCTATTTCTGGGAGTTTAAATAGTGGAATAGTATATGATTTTCTAACAGGTTCATATTTTGAACCATACATTACAACAGTAGGATTATATAATAATGCAAATCAATTAGTAGCAGTAGGAAAACTATCCCAACCTTTGCAGAGTTCAAATGTTACTGATACTACTATATTAGTTAATTTAGATTTATAATATTTATAAACATGGCAACAATTCCAAAAACAGGCATATCAACAGGAGACGCAATTCAAGCATCTCAAATTCTTAACATTATACAAGCTTTAGATGGGACTGACGCTACAGATATTGTTTTAGATGGTATCGTAACCTTGAATGGTGTTACACAAGCAAGTACGGGTACTAATGTTTTAACTATAGATGGTAGTGGAAGGATATATAAAACAGGTTCTTATTCTGCAGGTGGTAGTAGTAGTCCTGTTTCTATAACAGCTGATAATAGTAGTACAGATTTTGTTGATATTCTAGTTTCACCTTCCCCTATTACAGGTACAGGTACTATTTCAGCAGAGCTAAATGCTACTGGGGGTGGAGGAGCTAATGGTGCTAAACAATTTTTAGGGTATGATAATACATGGAAAATTCCAAACCCATTCCCATATACAGGTGTTATATCTTCTTCAGGAGACATTAAAAACACAGGAAGAATCCAAACTCAAGTTACATCAACTTCAGTAGGTAGTATAGCTATAGGAAATAATAATACTTTAGCAGCTGCAAATAGTTCTACTTTTTATAATATAGCTATTGGAGACGATGCAGCTCAAAATTTAACAACCGCTGCGGGTAATATAGCAATAGGGCAACAAGCTTTATATAAAAATGTTAATGGAAGTAATAATGTTGCCATAGGGGATTCAGCATATCAAGAAGGTTTAGGAACTTTAAATGTAGCTATTGGAAATTCTTCTATGAAATTTGCATATGGAGTAGATAGAAATATAGCTATTGGAAATAATAGTTTATATTTTTTATCAGCGAGTGCAGCTACTGGAATTTCAGATGGAAATATAGGAATTGGAGATGGTGCCGCATTTTATCAAGGTAATTTTATAGATAATGTTGTAATAGGACAAAACTCAGCTTTTGGATATTCTGGGGGTTCTGCCAATATTAAAAGAGTTGAAGAAAGTGTTTTTATAGGTAATGATGCTGCTTATGGAATAGAAACTGGAAGTGGTCATGTTTTTATGGGATATAGAGCAGGTTATTCTATTAGTAACAATGGTACTTTTTCTAAAGAAAATGTTATAATAGGATGGAAAACTGATGAAACTAGAATAATAGGTAATGGTAATACTTATGTAGGATCAAGAGCTTTTAGTGGAGGAGCCGATACAGCAGGAGTATTTAATGAAACTGTTATAGGAAATCAAGCCCAAGGAGAAGGTTCCCGATCAGTTAGATTAGGTAATTCAACAGTAACTAAAGTAGCAGCCGCTGCATCTTTAACTGTAGATTCAGATGCTAGGATTAAAATAGACGTTGTTAGTGGAAGTTTAGGATTAGATTTTATCAATTCTTTAAACCCAGTAAGGTTTAAAAAGAAAAATCCTGCAACTTGGGATGAAGCTATTAGACCTAAAATATATACTTCTAGAACAGGATCAGATGGTGAAATAATTCCTGCAGAACCAGCACCCCTAACAGATGAAAATCATTATGTAGGACTAATAGCACAAGAAGTATCAGCATCTATAAGTGCCCAAGGAACTACCTCAGATGTTTGGAATATAAATGACATAGGTAAACAATCAGTAAAATATGGTTTATTAACAGTTCCTTTAATAAAAGCAGTACAAGAACTAACAGCAAGAGTAGAAGCACTAGAGGCACAGATTAATGGTGAAATGTAAAAAATAAAGTCCAATGGCTAAAAATTTATCCTTATCAGGCATACAAACAGGACAAGCTATTGAAGCTAAACATGTTACTCAATCCATAGAGGCATTTACAGGAGCAGAAGCATATGATATAACAGTTTCGGGCTCTTTAACAGTACAAGGTCCAGTTCAAGGTACAGATGGTACATTAAATAATTTTTCATCTTCATATGCTTTAACAGCTTCATACGCCTTAAATGGTGGTAGTGGAGGAGAAGGCAGTGTAGGTACGTTGCAACAAGTAATGGAATCTGGTTCTATAACTACATTAACTATAACCGCTAGTGCTGGTATAAGTTCAAGTGGAGCTATAATATCCCCTTCATTTACAGGTTCTTTATCAGGATCAGCTTTAGAAGCAATTTCAAGTTCATATGCTTTAACAGCATCACATGCCTTAGAAGTAATTTCAAGTTCATATGCTTTAACAGCATCACATGCCTTAAACGCTGGTGAAGGATCAGGATTCCCCTTTGTAGGAGATGCTGTTATAACGGGTTCACTAATAATATCTTCATCAAACCAATCCCAATCTTTACAATTATATGGGAGTGGTTCAACAATATTTAGTATAGAAGGTTCTAGAGGTACTTTATTTTCTATAGATGATGATGAAAGCGATGGTAAATTATTTTCTGTAAATAATGTATCTGGTACTCCTGTTTTAGAAGTACATGAAGATAACACAGTAAAATTAGGTAAACAAAATGGTTTTGGTATAATAATATCAGGATCTAACCCATTACCTAATGATGCTGATGCTAAAATATTAATAACAGGATCCATATACCACTCAGGTTCCAGCGTTAATTTCAATTCTTTTATATCTGCCTCATCTTTTAATGCACCTCCAGGAGTAATAAATCAACTGACAGCTTCATATGCTATTTCAGCCTCAGTTGAAGTAAGAAAAGAAGTTTCATCTTCATATGCAGATACAGCTTCATATGTAGAAACTGCTCAAACTGCATCTTATATTTTAGCATCTAATATAAATCAACCTTTTACAAATATTACAGCATCAGGTAATATAAGTGCAAGTGGAATAATAAATGGTTTATCTGGAAGTTTTAAATCACTGGATGTTTTTGTAAATTTACCTGTAACTACAGGCTCAAAATTTAGAGTAGGTAGAACGGATTCACAGTATATAGGAATTGGAGTAGGTGATTATGATAATATTATATTAGCTAAACAAGATCCAGATTCAAATATGCCACACAATTTTATTTTAGGTAGAGATTTTGGGGGTATAGGTGCTAATAATTTTAAAATACAAAAAGATGGTATTGATCAATTTATAATAGATACACATGGGAACATAACAGCATCTGGAAATATAAGTGCAAGTGGGGATATTAAGGCTAGTAATTTAGATATTAGTGGATCTGCTACTATAGATGGTCCTTTAACTTTAACCCAAGCTAATACATCTAACCCCTTAACCATTAATAATGGTACAGGTACTGAAATTTATTTCCCGGGTACTTTAGAAACTAACATTACATCACAGGGTTTATTTCAATTTCACACCACAAATAATCAAGGGTATGGATTTGGGGTAAATGGTGCTGATTTTAAAGCTGTAATTGGTGCTGAAGGATTAGCTACAAGTGCAACAACAGTAATAGCAGATACATATAATGGAAGACTTATCCTTAGAGGAAATGCTAACCCAAACCAAATAACAGGTTCAATAGAAATAACAGGATCTGCTCTTACTACTACCCCAGATTTAATTAAAATAACAGATGGTGGAATTAATGTAATAAATGGAAACATTACAGCATCAGGTAATATAAGTGCAAGCAATAGCATAATAGGAAACACAGGTTCATTTAATAGATTAGAAGTAAATAATAGTTCTTTCTTATCGGGTTCTGTAGATATAGTATCATCAGGATCTGACATACTTAATGTACAAGGATCTCAAGGTCAATTATTTAATATAGATGATGATTTATTACATAATTTATTTTTAGTTACAGATATTTCAGGAGAATCTTTGTTTAAGATATCAGGTTCAGGTTTAGTAGAAGTTTTAGATGGTAGCATAACAACTCCACAAGGAACTATAAATGAGTTAACGGCATCACATGCTATGAATGTTCAACCTGAGAATAATTTCATGCCTATAACTACCCACACTACTAATTTTACTTCAACATCATCATACGCAGGTCATTATAATATAGTAGGAGGAACTTTATCTATAACAGTTACAACAGGTAGTACTCCAACAGATCTTACCCCAGGAATGGAATGGAATTTCTTTCAAACATCATCAGGAGATAGTTTTACTTTTACAGAAGGTACTGGAGTAGAAATAATATCAAGAAATAACCATAAAAAACTAGCAGCTGTAGGATCTGCAGGAACTCTAAAATATATCTCAGGTCAAACATTTCACTTAGTTGGAGATTTAACTATATAGTATGAGTATGTTTGGGTCCATAGCACAATCTACTCGAGAGGATAGGTTAGTATTAACTTTTAGTGCTTCGGCTACTAATACAATTAAATTTTGGGATGTTAATGGTAGTTCTAATATCCTATATGAATATGAAAAAGTAGGCGACCCCTCAGTTAAAGGTTCGGGTGAAATTTTAAATGGTCCTTATTTTACAGATATTTCAGTCCCTTCATCAGGCAAATATAAGTTATATGTTAGACCAAGTGGTTCTGATTATAGCCATTTAAAAAGGATTAGCCTTCGATTTGGTTCTACAAGTACAACAACTCCTGCTTTAAACAATACTCAAAAGGATCAAATACTAAGTATTGATAACTGGGGGAATTATCCTTTATATTACAACACAATTGATGCCTTTTCTTTCTGTCCTAATTTTGATATTTCTGCCTCTGATTGTCCTTTATTACAAGGATCTAATAATACTGCGAACAATGCTTCTCTGTACAGATGGTTTCAAACTAGTGGAGTAAAAAATAACAATCATTCTTTAAAAAACTGGGAAATTAAAAAGGTATCAACCCTGGAGAGGTTATTTGTTAATACTTTATATTTGGATGGAGGAATAGATTTAGGAGATTGGGATACTTCAGGGTTAATAGGAAGTGGTTTAATAAATACTTTTTATGGAAACCCTCTCAGTTGTAGCTTAGCTACTAAATATGTTAAAAAATATGGAAGAGAATACATAGCTTGGGATACAGAAAATATAACTAATTTAGATCAAACCTTTAGATGTATATCTAATTTACCAGGTGCAAGGGATATTACTATAAATGGTATAAGTAATTGGAATACAAGTAATGTAACACAACTTAGAGGGGCTTTTGCGGGGTCATATTCAGTAAACAGTTACTTTTCTAAATTCAACCCAAATTTAGATCTTTCAACTAAACAAGTCACAGTAGGAGCGGGTACATCTTTAGAAAAAACTTATAATGCTTGGGATGTATCTAAAGTAACCTCATTTGGGCATACTACTAATGTTAACCATGCTTTTGGAACTTTTGCTAAAACAACTTTTAACTCAGATATTTCTAATTGGCAAATTAACACTTCTAGTGCTGTTATAATGCATGGAATGTTTATGTCTAGTAAAGATTTTAATCAACCTATAACTGGATCTACAGTAACAGTAGGAAGTAATACATATAAAGCTTGGGATGTTTCAGCTGTAACTGATTTTAGATCCATGTTTAGAAATGATTACTATGGTTTTCACACTATGTCTTTTGCTCAACCTATTGGAGAATGGGGAAACAATACCAGAAATGTTGAAAGCCTTGCCAACATGTTTCGCTATAATAGGACTTTTAATCAAGATGTATCTAAATGGAATACAAGTAAAGTAACATCATTATCTGAGACTTTTAGAGGTACTTCCATCCAGGTAGATTTAAGTTCTTCCTATCAAGATAATAATGGAAACCCTTATATAGCATGGGATACTTCAAAAGTTACTACTATGTTTAGCACATTTGCAAATAATTTAGTTAATACTTATCATAGTGTAACTATTGATATGCCCGGATATAATGGAGATATAACAAATTGGAATACTGATAGTTTAATAGATTTAAGAGGAACATTTGCAGGAGGATCACTTATTAGTTCTCCCACAGCTTCATTTAATCAAGATATTTCAACAAAACAAGTTACAGTAGGAGCAGGTACAGCTTTAGAAACTACTTATAATGCTTGGAATGTAGAAAATGTATATAGGTTTGGACGTTTTAATGATGATATTAATACCAGTTTTGATGCCTATGGTACTTTTCATAATAATAGACATTTTAACCAACCTATTGGAAATTGGCAAATAAACACCTCAAGTGCTCATGTATCTAGTGGATTAAAAGTTTCATCAATGAGAAGTATGTTTACATACAATGATATATTTAACCAACCTTTAAGTGAATCTATAGTAACAGTAGGAACTAAAACTTATAGAGCTTGGGATGTTAGAAATATTGGAAACTTTAGAAAAATGTTTTCCTATAATAGAAGTTTCAATCAAGATATTAGCAATTGGAATATGAGTAGTAGTAGAAATTTATCTAGCATGTTTGCAATCGCAAATTCTTTTGATCAAGATCTATCTAAGTGGAATACCATGAATGTAAATAATATGGCTGCTATGTTTCAGGGGGCACATATGACAGCTGATTTAAGTTCTTCTTATCAACCTGCAACATCAAATGGAGATGAATATATAGCTTGGGATACTAGAAATGTAACTAGTATGAGTAACATGTTTAGAAAAGCAAACCCTACTGACTCTAGTAATATATACCCTGGGTATGATGGAGATATTACTAATTGGGATACTAGTAATGTAAATGATATGTCTGCTATGTTTTCAGGTGTGGCTTTGTCTACTAATACCGCTTCATTTAACCAAGACATTTCAACAAAACAAGTTACAGTAGGAGCGAGCACTACATTAGAGAGAACATATAATGCTTGGGATGTTTCTAGTGTAGAAAAGTTTGGCAATACTCCTTTAACAGATAGAAGTGCCGATGATCAATTAGGAATGTTTGCTCAAAATCATCATTTTAACCAACCTATTGGGAATTGGCAAATTAATACTGGTAGTGGTATAGATGTTTCTCTAAAATCAATGTTTAGAAATTCTAAAGCTTTTAATCAAGATATTAGCTCATCTGTAGTAACTGTAGGAAGTAAAACCTACACAGCTTGGGATACAAAAAGAGTAAATAATTTATATGGTACATTTGAATTAAGTAATTTTAATAAACCCATTGGAAATTGGAATTTATCAAATGTTCTTAATTCCAGAACATTATTTGAATATAATCCGGTTTTTAATCAAGATATAAGTGCCTCTATACAAACAGTAGGAGGTGAAACTTATAATGCTTGGTATTTCCCTTTAAATAAAGATTTAAGTAGGATGTTTATAGGTGCTACATCTTTTAATAAATCTGTATCAACCTGGAATATTACAGGTTCTTCTACATTGGTTTCAATGTTTGCTGGTGCTGATAGTTTAACTGATGTATCTTTTGAGTCTCAAAATGTTAACTTACATGGGGGAGTTTCATATACTTCCTGGAATTTTTCTTCAAGTGTTAGTCTTAATAATATGTTTAGATATGCAGATAATTTTGAAGGAGCAGGACTAGGTACTTGGAATGTAGGTAATGTATCTAGTTTTGGAGATGCTTTTGCACAAATTACAAATATAACAACTACAAATTATGATTTAATATTAGTAGGTTGGAGTTCAAGTTTAAGTCCTAGTATAAATGAAATTCATTTTGGTAGTGCTAAATATACAGGCACCCCAGGATCTGCTCCATCAGCATCTCATGTATTTATTGAAGATGATCTTGGTATTACACTTACAGATGGGGGGACAGTTTAAATATTTATAATAAATTATGAGTTATACAAGAGGCACATCAACAATTACAACAAATGGATTAATATATCATTTAGATATACCAAATCCTTTATGCTATCATTCCAACCAAAATAAATGTTATAGTTTAGTAGGACAAACTACAGGAGAAGTTGAAAACAATGTTTCATATTTTAATGAAAGTAAAGGCTGTTTAAATTTCAATGGAGTAAACACGTATATCAACATACCTAATAACTTTACATTCACAACAGAGCAAACCTTAGAAGTTTGGGTAAAATTAGAAAATGAAGGTCCTGTGTATCAAAGAATTATAGATAAAAGTAATGGTAATAATGGTTTAAATGGTTACGCCTTAATCTATCATCCTACACTTAATATGATATATTACATTGTAAATGATGGTACTAATAAAGATATGGTAGCATGTAAAGTATCCCCTTATAAATGGTTAAACATTATAGCTACAAAAAATAACACAGAATATAAATTATATATTAATGGAATTTTATCCCAACAAAATACAGGAACATCCACACTTTCCACATTATCAACTAATACTAGAATAGGGGCATATACACAATCCCAAGAAAGGAATTTTAAAGGTAAAATAAATAATATAAAAATTTACAATAAAGCTTTGACTCAAGAAGAAATTAATGTAAATTACAAAGCATTAAAAAATAGATTTATATAATGGGATATACTTGTGGAACTGAGGTAGTAAGAAATGACTTAATATTTTATGTTGATGCTGCGAATCATAAATCATATGTTTCGGATAGTACTATTGTAAATAGTTTTATGGGAGGGTATTCGGGTAGTTTTCAAGGAAGTACTTTACCTACTTTTACAACTTCTTCTTTGGGGAGTTGGGAATTTAGTGGAAATGTAAATAATCAAAAAATAAATTTTAATGAAACTGCTACTAGCACATTTACTTCTTCTTTAGATCCTCAATTAAATAGTTTCACAGCAAATATTTTTTTCAAAATAGATCCCAATGCTCCTAATACTAGTGGTGTAATATTTAGTAAAGGAAATAAAAGTTCTAATAGGGTAGGTTGGTTAATGTATTATAATAAACCACAAGGAACTTTATATATAAGATGTTGTGGAGAAGAACTTAATAGCAATCAAAGATCTTCTCGTTCATATTCCATAGACACAGATAGAGTTTACATGGCAACTTTAGTTATAGATAGAGAACAAAATAAATTTTTTGGATATTTAGATGGTAAAAACCCTTCGGGAGGGTTTGCTAGTATGTTAGAATCTCCCGAATATATTACTCCATTTGGTTCTATTATAGCTCCAAAACCACTTTTAATGGGTACTCGAGACGATAATTCTTTACCTTTAAAAGGTAATATTTATCTAGCTCAAATTTACAATCGTGCTTTATCACCAAAAGAAGTTTTAAAAAACTATAATGCTTTAGGAGGAAGATTTAACTAATGGGACGAATTATTGGTACAGATATAGTAAGAGAGGGATTAGTATTTTCTATAGACCCCATGAACCCAAAATCATGGCTTGGTCCTGACTCGGATACAATTAATGATTTAAAATCATCTTCTACAGGTTCCATTTCCTATGATACATCAGGTAGTTATGGGGCTAATAAAAGTTTTACATTTGATGGAGCCGATGATTATTTTTCATTCCCCCAATTTGATTTTACTAGTACCCATACTATTGAATTTTGGATTAATCCTTCTACTTTATCTGGTCCTGCTACTAGTAATAATATTGTAGGTACTACATTTGCTTGGGGGTATGCACCTTCAATAAGATTTTTTATAAAAAATACTGGACAAATACAATATTATTTAAAAGCAACAACTGAACAATCATATTATACCTCTACAGGAGTAATTTCAGCACTCAAATGGCAACAAATAACCCACACTGCTAATTATGATACAAATACAGCAAATATGTACATTAATGGTATTAAAGATAACTTTAGTCCCCAAAGTATAGCTGCCTCTGGCAACTGGAACTATACAGGAGCTTCAAATAATTATGATTTTATAGATTTTGGAAGAAATGTAAATAATAATAATATATTTTACAATGGAGACTTATCTACATTAAAAATATATAATAGAGTATTAAATCAAAATGAAGTTCAACAAAATTACAAGGCCTTAAAAGGGCGATTTATTAACTAAAACAATTATATGAAATGGATAGGACTCAAAGGAGAACCAATATCAACAATTTCAGATTTCCCAGATAATACATTCGGATTCGTTTATAGAATAGTACATAAACCTACAGGTAAATCTTACATAGGTAAAAAAGTATTATACTACAATAGAAAAGTTAAATTAACTAAAAAAGATTTAGCTTTATATGAAGGTGTAGTAGGTAGAAAACCATCTTATAAAATAGCAATAAAAGAATCTGATTGGGAATCTTATTGGGGTTCAAATAAATTACTTAAAGAAGTAATGGAATTAGAACCAATAGAAAATTTTGAACGTCACATAATCAAAACAGCCCCAGACAAAAAACTTTTAACCTACTACGAAACACAATATCAATTTGTCCATCAAGTTTTAGAAAAACCAGATGAATATTTTAATGACAATATACTAGGCAAGTTTTTCACAAAAGATTTTGAACTATAAAATATATTTCGTATATTACAATTTATGGTAAATGAGCTACTAGTTAATCTAGTTAATACGGTTTTAGGGGCAGGGAAGAGGACAGCACGAGGTAATCAAGCATACCATTGTCCCTTCTGCAATCATCACAAACCTAAACTAGAGGTTAATTTCACAGAAAATAAAAAAGGCTACAACCCGTTTCAATGTTGGGTCTGTGGTAAAAAAGGTAAAACAATAAGAAGTTTATTTAAAGCACTTAAAGTATCACCTGA